TAGATATTATAAGGAGTTTTAAATGACCAAATTATGTCCCAGAGGTAAGGCTGCCGCAAAAAGAAAATTTAAGGTATACCCAAGTGCATATGCAAATGCCTATGCATCAAAGATTTGCGCAGGTAAAATTAAAGACCCTAGTGGTGTAAAAAGAAAAGATTTCAAAGGACCAAAACCAGCTAAAGAAGGAACTTTAGCTTCGACAAAAAATCCCAAAAGAGCTATTGAAAAAGAGGCTTTAGTAAGAAAAAGAAAAAAACAAAGAGTGCTCGGTGCTGATGTAAAAAAAGAAAAACTACCAAAAGTAATTCCACAACAAGTTGGTTTTAAAGAATTATTGAAACAAACAGTAAGTCCTGTTGCGCATATAGCAAGACCAATTATAAATTATAAAAGAAGAAAAGAAGCTGAAAAAGAAAACAAAGCAAGAGGTTATGAGCAAGGTGGTTTTAACAACGTTGGTGGTCACAGTGTTATGGGTTCACCAATATCTGTTGATGTTGATGGTGATAATCTAATTAATGTTTCTGCATCAGATTACTATAAAGATTTATTAAAATAATGGCCAAGAGTGGTTTAAAAAAATGGTTTTCTGAAAAGTGGGTAGATATTGGCTCAAAGAAAAAAGATGGGTCTTATGCTAAATGTGGTCGTAGTAAACTAAAAGCCGACAAGAAAAGAAAATATCCTAAATGTGTGCCATTAGCAAAAGCAAGAAGAATGTCAGAATCGCAAAGACGAAGTGCGGTAAAACGTAAAAGAGCGAAAGCTCAAGGCGTGGGTGGTAAACCCACAAATGTAAAAACTTTTGCAAGTAAGGGCATGTTGATTGAAACTTATTATCAAGATATACTGTAATTTAAGGAGTTGTTATGAGTAAAATAAAAGCAGGAAAAAAAGCAGCAGAATCAGTTTCACAATACTTTTCAAAACTTTTAGGTAGACCTGTTGGTTTAAATGAATCTGCAACTAAAGTTCAAGCAGAAGCAATAAAAAAACAAAAGATGAAAAATAAAAACAAAGATAAATTTTTAGTGGGTGGTCAAGCTAAAATAGATAAGAATAAAAATAATAGAATTGATGCTGAAGACTTTAAAATATTAAGAGAAGAAAATAATATGAAAGATGGTGGCGTAACAAGTGCTATTAAAAAAATTAGAGGTATAGGTATGGCAAAAGGTGGTTTTAAAAAGAAAACACCAATTTATTAAAGGAGAAGATATATGATTTTATATAAGTTTTTTGAAGCGTTGTTGCCACAGGAAGTACAGGATTCATTAAAAGAGGCAGGTAAAAAAAAAAGGGAGGAGAATTTAAAAAAAAGGCCTGGAATAGATTATAATGTAGGTCGTTCACCAGGTGATCCCCTAACTTCCTATAATTTTTTCACACCTACTAAAGAGGCATCAGGAATAACAACAAAAGAAACTATGGGTTTAAAAAAAGGTAAAGCAATTAATGCTAAGAAAAAAAGATTTGGTGGTATGGCTATCAAAGGTGTAAAAGAAAACCCGCCAATTTATTAGGATGAACTATGGCAACTTCAGGGACAACCACATTCGATCTAGATATAGACGATATAATACAAGAAGCTTATGAAAGATGTGCCGCAAGAACTAACAGTGGGTATGATTTAAAATCGGCAAGGCGAAGTTTAAATATACTTTTCTCAGAATGGGGAAACCGCGGGGTTCACTTATGGAAAGTAGAACTAAAAGAACAACTTCTGACAAACGGGACAGCGACGTACACATCACCGACAAATGCGAACGACATACTAGAAGCGTACATAAGCACAACTACGGGTCAATCTACCACTACCAACGATGTTTCGCTAACAAAGATTAGTAGAAGTGAATATGCAGCACTTCCTAATAAAGGCTCCATAGGACAACCTAGTCAATATTACGTTGACAGACAAACAACACCAACAATAACTCTATATCAAACACCTGATGCTGCAACATATACTTATTTAAAATATTATTATTTAAAACGAATAGAAGACGCAGGAGCTTACACAAATACAGCGGATGTAGTATTTAGATTTATACCTTGTATGGTTGCAGGTCTAGCTTATTATTTGTCAATGAAGTATAATCCAGCTATGACACAACAAAATAAACTTATATACGAAGATGAACTCTCAAGAGCGTTAAACGAAGATGGTCAAAGAACATCGGTGTATATCACACCACAAACTTATTATCCAAGGGGGTTTTAAATGAAAGGTATGAAAATACATAAAAGAAGTGAAGGTGGTTATCTATCACAGTTAGAAAAAAGCCGTCCAGAACTATTCAAAACAATTAATCAATATAGAACAAGATTAGCGGGTTTAGAAGGTGGAGAAGATTTGCAAAAAACTTTTGACACAAGAGCAAATATACAATATCAAGCCACTAGAAACATGGCAGCACCAGAAAGAGATGCTTATATAGCTGATGTTGAAAAACAGTTTGCTCAAGCAACCGACAAACAATTTGATAGTTTGGTAAAGGATCTTAAAAGCGAAAAACGATTTGTTCCAACGTATAGATTTGCTGCCGATCAAACTTCCCCTGGACCTACAACAGGATATTATAGAAATTTGCAAAAGGAAATAGATGAAAAACAAAAATTTTTAGATGAGCTGCAATTTACTGGAACAAAAACAAAAACTGTTCCTCAATATGAAATGACAACTGTTAGTCCTATGTCTGGATTACCTGGTGCACCTCCACCTACATATAAAATGGTAACTGAGTTACCAAAAGGAGCGACATTGAGAGAGTCACAATATGGTGGAAAATATTATCAAGTCCCAATGCAAAACCAATCAGCTACAACTTTTGCTGCACGAAATCCTAATCCAACATATAGACAGGTGGGTACTAAAAAAATTACAGAAAAGTTTACAAGACAAGCCAAAGCAGGAGATCCTGAATATGATAAAGCTTTTGGAGAATTAGGTAGGCTCCAAACACGTCATAAATATAGAAATTTATATGCAAATCAACCTGCAAGGTCTACAGGCACAAGTATATATTCCAGACTTGGTATGAATCAAAACTCTCCACAAGCAGCTTCACCAGTCACATCTTTTACAAATCCTTATGCCTCACTTGCAGGATCACCTATGCAAGTTAAAGAGGGTGGTGAAATAAAAGGTAAAGGTAAGGCTGTTAGAGGTTTTAAATTTGGAGGAGTTAAATAATGGGTTATGCACGAGGTAAATATGCTCAGGCAATTTCAGACCGCTCGGGTATGGCTTTTCCATACAACGAAATGGTCAAAGAGTGGAATGGTTCTTTTGTTCATAAATCTGAATTTGAAGCTAAACATCCTCAAATAAGAAGAAAACATATAAAAGCTGATGCAATAGCATTAGCAAATGCTAGACCAAGAACTTCTGACAATACAGGAGATTTTGTTTTATATATTACAAATGGTTTGCTTACAAACCCTGGTATGAAACCCACTGATGGTCAAGGTATTTTGGGTACAGAACTTACAAGCTATAGCGCGGTGATGTCACTTGGTAATGTAAACATATCAACAGTAGACACTATAACTCAAACTTTTGTTGTAACTGTAGTTGGAGGCAATCCCTCAAACCATCCCTATTATAATGTCGGGTCAACAAACAAATTTGCTATTGACGGGTCTACAGCAACTGCTGATGTAACATTGACTGTTGAAGAGGGCAAAACATATCGTTTTGACCAAAGCGATTCATCAAATGACAACCACCCTTTAAGAATAAGTGCCACACCAAACGGCACGCACGCAGGCGGGTCTGAATACACTATTGGAGTGACTACAAATGGTGTGCCTGGACAAAGTGGTGCTTACACACAAATAACTGTAGCAGTAGGAGCCCCTACGCTCTATTACTACTGCCAGAATCACAGTGCAATGGGCTGGACAATTAACACCTAAGGATTAGTATGGCTATAACTCATTCAAATTTTCTTACACAAATTCGCAACTACACAGAGGTAGATTCTAATGTTTTAACAGATAGTCTTTTAGATGAATTTATCAGACATGTTGAAATTGATATTGCTGGCAAAGTTGATTACGACGATCTAAGAAAATATTCTACATCCAATACAATTACCTCACAAAGATTTCTTACAATGCCCTCAGACTTGATTTATTTAAGGTCTGTACAAATAACAAATTCTGGAGTAAGAACTTTTTTAGAAAAAAGAGACACTAGTTTTATATCAGAATTTAATTCATCAGATTCAACAGGTATTCCAAAATATTATGCAAATTGGGACGACCTTACAATTGTGATGGCGCCTGTGCCTAATGCAGAATACACAGTGCAAATTAATTATATAATAGACCCACCACATTTCGATGGGTCTAATAATACTTATTTATCAACTTATCAAGAGGCTATGCTTTTAAATGGTGTCTTAACTGAGTGTTTTAGATATTTAAAAGGGCCGGCTGAACTATACAAAGTGTATTTTGATAAGTATAATGAAGATGTTCAAGCATTTGCTTTACAGCAAATGGGACAACGTAGAAGAGGGCAGTATGAAGAAGGTGTTCCAAGAATACCCATACCGTCACCTTCGCCTTAATTAAATGGAGTAATAATATGGCTATAACAACAAGTGTACTAACAAATTCTTTTAAAAAAGAATTACTTGAAGGAACACATAATTTTAAACAAACTGGAGGAAACAGTTTTAAGTTAGCTTTGTACACAAATTCTGCGGTCCTTGGTAAATCAACTACTAGTTATACAACAGATGGTGAAGTATCGGCTTCTGGTCAGTATGTTGCTAGCGGTAAAGCTTTAGTAAATGGCGGAACATCAGTTGCTACTAATACGGCAATAGTTGATTTTGCGGATAGATCTTATACTGGTGTGACTTTAACTGCTAGAGGAGCCTTAATTTATAACGATACTGCGACAGGTGATCCTGCTGTAGCTGTTTTAGATTTTGGTACTGATAAGCAAGCAACTTCTGGAACGTTTACCATTCAGTTTCCTGCATTTACCACATCAGCTGCAATTATAAGAATTAGCTAGGTTAAAATGTCTAGCACTTGGGGTTCGTATACTTGGGGACAAGGTAACTGGGGAGAAAACGCTGATTC